TTAAGCTGTATAATGAACTTGATGCCATCATTAATCTGCAAGTCAGAGAAGTCAAGGTTCTGAGAATATACTTTCTTTGCAATAGAACGCATCTTATCATGAAGCTTATTGTTCTCATCACATTTATCTCTCCACCATTCTTCATACTGTGATACAGTTGATTCTTCATAAGGAATAACATCTTCATAATCTTCATCATCATAATGTTCAATGATAGGTTCTGTTTGAAGATGTTGTGATGCATATTCTCTTTGAAGTTGATCAATCATATCTATTCTTGTAGATAGAAGAATTATTGCATTCTCTTTTTCTATCTGCATTTTGTATTGATCAGGTTGAACAACAGATAAGAATATATCTATCTCATCTTTGGTAACATCTTCATTCCAAATACCACCGGCAAATGATTTAAAATCAGAAGTAGGTACTTGAAATGTGTTGTGTTTAGTAGAGCAAGTAATTGAATCTCTACCATAGGTTATAACTTGATATAAACCTGCTTTTGAGTGTAAGTGAATTTTCATTTTAAGTATAGTTTTAAGTTAATAATCATATAATACCCCTCTGCACTCAGTTGTAATAGTGGTCTAAAGGTTACTGGATTCGGTCACATGGGAGTTGCCCATCACACAAAAACTATTAACAGCATACACATTAGCCTATTTGGTTATACCACCTCAATACTTTACTATTACAACTGTCTACCCTTGGGAAGTAGAAATGGTGCATTAATACTTGTCTTTCCAAGTTGTCAATTACATAGTTAGCTTACAGTATGTCCTTGCATCTCATACATACCGAGCAAGTGTTATAATATTTTAATTGCCTAACACTTTGACAATAGTACTCTCACAAGGTTGCAACCCTTGATATATATCCTTTAGATTCTGCGGTAAATAGCTCATACCACTATAAACTGTATCTAATTAATAACAAGACTTCTGCCTTATTAAGAGGGTAATATACCTGCTTGGATGAAAGTATAATAATTATATGCTATTCTCAATTGAAGTTTCCTGAGATGCATTATGAGCATCTTGTCTTCTTTCTTCATAGCACTGCTGACACTCATGAACTTCATCACAAGTGCAAGTTAATTCCGGTGATATGCTATATAACATAAACATATCTTTTGCATCTTCAAACATCATAGCTTATTGGTTTTTAAACATAGATGGATCAACTGGATCATCTATAGTTTCATCATAACTAAATGTACCAGTTTCAAGATACTGGATAATCTCTGCTTTGTAAGCATACTCTATTCCCGCAGATGGAATAGCGTATATAGTTCTACCATCAACATCATCACTTGGTATAATCACACCTGAATGAAGTTGTAGAACAAACATAAGTTGGGCAATAATTGAATGCATAGCAAATAATTTAAGTTTCGGAGTTACTCTCCTTGTAGTTCAAACTCTGCAATGTTATACTCATCTTGTGGATAAGACATAGTATAGACATGATTAGAGTACATAATTTCTTGATCTTCTTGAGACATGTTCTTTACACCATTAGTGGTAGCAACATATTCTTCAAAGCTTTCAATGTCATTGTTATGTTAGGTGCATTGTCTATAACCTGTTGTGCAAGTTCTCTTGTAGTATAGACACCTACTACATTTGTGCCCAGATGCTGACCAAACTCATTGTATGAGTCTACATTTAATACAAATACTTTTGTCATAATATATATTTTGGGGTTAATTAATAAGATTCCGGAGTTAATTACTGTGCTCTTCTAACTGTATATAGAAGTAGTAATAATAGTAATAGAGATAGTAGTGAGTATAGTAACAGTAGTCTGAATATACTCATGTTAGCCATATAATATGTTGTCTAAGGCTTTGAGCTATTTCTGTGACCAGAGCTGTTAGCATAGATACATGGATAGTTTTTCACTCAAATACACCCTCTAACACACATAAATTAATCTCTGTAACCCCCGCCCAGTCTAGGTTCTAGCATTATTGCATCCATACCAAGTTCCTTGCACTTTTGACTGCTGGATCTGCGCAATGAGGCATCAATGACCGCTTCGCTGACCGCCCAAGAACAGGTGCTTTTAACGGGTTTTACTATTAAAGTTGCTGAAGCTAGCCTTGAAAAGGCTTAAAACACTATAATTTTAAGTAGTGTGTAATACATACTACCCTTACTACTACTACAAAAAATGCTATTGCTCCACACGGTGGAGACAAAAAAAATAGAGCATGTATTTCTACACACTCTATCTTTACTACTGTACTTAAACAGCAAGTTCCTCCGCAGGTACTTCATACTCTTCGAAGTCATCATCTGTGCTATTAACACCAACAACTACTGAATACAAAGTAAACCAAGGACTACGCGCAGTACCATCAGCATTTTTGCTACGGGTTACTCTACCAAGATATGTTTCACTTGATTCCATACCTTGCTCATAGCTTGCCTCATATACCTTTACATTTGGCTCAACATGAGAAGTTCCAACTGCATCAGTATAGCGCACATCCGCTAACTTGTAGTTAATCACAACACCATCTGCATTAGTATACTCAAATACTTTGTCAGACATGCGTAATAGAGTACCCGCAAATGTAGCATTCTTTACTACGTTACCACTTGGTGTTGTTTCTTCTTTGAATTTCAACACAACTTTCTTTTTCTCCATTTTAATTGGTTTTAAGAGATTAGTAAATAATTTTCCTTACTATAAAAGTTGCATAAGCTTGGCTGAAAGCCATAAAACATGTTGGTATACTAATTAAAAAAAGGGGGATATTACACCCCTCTTTTTGCTAATGTTAACTCAACAGCATAGTTTACAATACAGCTTTTAACAATCTCTCTATCCAAAGAAAATTGTTCACTTACTGTATTAATATTTCCATCATCTCCAATGCAAGAGAAGGAAAACTTGTAAACATTACTAACACCTGTACTTAAAGTAAGTATACAAATACCTGAGTATCCATAAGAATTAGTTTTTAAAACTTCTCTTATTTCTTTTGAAGAGTTAAATGTAACACAACTGTTGCTTAATCCTAATTTAGGATAGTCAACTTCAAAGATTTCTGTTTTCATAGTAAATAGTTTTAGTAATAAAATAAAGTTGCAACATTATGTAAACAAAAGGGGATTACTCCCCCTTATTAAACAAATGGCTAAAGTCTGCTGGTTTTCCTTGCATTTTAGTCTTAGCATATATAGCATCAGGAATCACAATATCATCTATAAGAAAGTGTAATACTTTCTTAAGTTCTTCTAATGTAATTTCATTTGCATAATACTTCTGAATGTTCTTTTCTAAATAGTCCATGTTTTAAGTTTTAATTAATATTAAAGTTGCAACACAATGGTATAAGAGGATTTAACTCCCCTTATACTGTGTGCTTAGCTTGACATATACTGCATCTAATGCTTCACTGTCTACCATGTTCTTGATAGCTCTCAATGCTGACAAAACTGTTTCTAACTCATTCCAAGTTAGTTCAACATAAACATTCTCTTCTTTCATACTATATATATTAAGTAAATAAAAAGTAAAAGGGGAATTGCTTCCCCCCCTTCTACTATGATAACAATAAGTGTTTACTTGGATTCAACACTTTAAATTCATCTGCAAGTGAATCTCTGTAAGCAACTATTTCCTCTTCAGGTAAATTGCTTAAAGCTTTCAGCACTGCATCAGTTCTCTTTTGTTGCATTAGTATTGAGATACCCTCAATTTCTAACAGCACATCTTGAATAAAATTTGTCATAGGATAAAGATTTTATATTAAATAAAAGTTGCAACACAATACAAAAAGGGAGAGTATTTCTACTCCCCCAATTGCTTAGATGTCAAGGCTAAATGCATCCTTTGTACATTCAGCATAAATCTCAATGTCAAATGCTTTTTGCTGTAAGGCATTAATCTTGTAGTCAATGCATGCAAGCTTAAGTGCAGTATCAAAATCAAGTATCTTGTTAAAGTACAAGCATCCTTCAATTCTATAACCATGCTTACCATTATTAATAATGTTAAGGTCAGGAAAGCTATCAGCAATTTTACTTGCATTAATAGAACTAATTTTAGCATTGATTTTAATCAGTCTGTGGTTACCAAATGATTGGTATCCAAATCTTAAAGTTTTGTTCATAATATAAAGATTAAAAGGTTTTACTTAATAATAAAGTTGCAACACTATGGTTAAAAGGGGATGTTACTCCCCTGTGTTACTTTCCATTGCAGCTACATCAGCATCAATAGCTTTTTGAAAATGTGTACTTAATGCTTGCAACTCAAATACTTGAGCATGAGCAGTTTCAGGATTGTAATCTTCAATCACTTGTTTTAGTACATTTATTCTTGCATCTATTGTTGCAACAACATCAATCAACGTGTTTGTATCCATAGTATATAGTTTAGTTTAATATTAAAGTTGCAATACTATACTTAAAAGATATAGAGGAAATTAATCCTCTACATCTTCATTGTAATTGAATGTACCTGTGGCAATATACTCCACAAGTTCAGCCTTATAAGAATACTCTATATCTCTGCCAGGCATTGAATAGATAGTTCTTCCATCTACATTATCTGTAGGAACAATTATACCAGTGTGTAGATATAATGTGAAAATCAAGTTTGCAATATACATAAGCTTTAGTTTTTATATACAATAGAAGTTGCAACATTATACTTAAAAGAAGAAGAGGCCTAAGCCTCCTCTTTCTTTCTACAAACATTGAATATGATGTACTCACCAGCGGTGTGTATCTCATACTTAACCAAAGACTTTGCAGTCATCCATTGGTTAAGACGCGTTTGCATCTTGGTTAGTTCTGAAGCATCTGATGCCAAGAAACTATAGATATCTACTCTATGCATAGTAAAAGATTTAAGTTTATTTGCTATAGAAGTTGCAACACACAAAAATTAAAGGGAGTTATCTCCCTTTAATCTTTACTCCAAAACTCACAAACCATACAACCCATAATATCAATACCACACTCCTCAACTATCTCCCATCTATCACTTTCATTAACATAATATTTCTCTTCACTCAAAACATTATCATCATCCATTACTATTTTATTATACCACATACACTTAAGATTTAATTTATCATTCAACATAAGTTGCTACACAAAAACTTTCTCCTGTAGAAAAATTCTTCAATTTATTTCTAAGTCTCCATATTCCTCCTGTGTTTGTATGGGGGGTACCACCTCCGCTGCTCAGGGGGTGGGGTCTGTTGTTAATGGGTCACCTCCTCCTCTTATATACTATAAAACCAATTACCTCCTCCTCTCACATATTAGAAAACCAATATGTCCAGTTTTTAGTGCAATAAACATGACAAACCTGGGGGGATAGACCTTGGATAATTGCCCGGGGGGTCTGGCTATATGGTTATGCATATAGTGTTTCACCTCAGCCCAATGGATAGGTAAAGTGGATATGCTTTTGCATATAATTTCTTGTCACAAATATCTCCTAAATTTGTGACAAGAATGTCTCAAATGTTTGCTAAATTTGCGACATAATTAAATAATGAGTATATTAGTATATGAAGAAGTTTGACATGGGTAAGTACATACTCTTAGTAGGCAATGATGCTACTGAGATATTTGACTATTATAAAGTCCCAGAAATGCATGGTCTAAATCTTGCAGATGCTAAAGCAGAAGAAGTAGATAAGACTAAGGGTAATGGTATTTATATATATGGGTGGACTAACTATGATCCGGCAGATAAAAAGTTAACAGCTAAAGCTCCTTACAAACCATTCTTGTTTTTAAATATGGGTACCTTTAAAAACTATTCTATTACAGAGAAAGCTACAGCTATTATGCATGAGACAATGCACATGAGTATATTACTTAATAACTGGAAGATCACTGATAAAGAAGAAGAGGTAATTGGATTTGCTGAAGATGAGGCAAACAAGATCATAGAAAAACTAAAGACTACTAAGGTAGAATCTCCAAAGAAAAGTTTCTTTACTAGGAAATAATATGGCACCGGAACTAGATGTTATATCTATAGAAGAAGAACTAACCTTATTAGAGTCTCTGGCAAAAGCTGAAAAAGATAGTAAGGTATCTAATGATAGAACTTTAATAAGATATGGTAATTCTATATATGGTAATGAGCAACTAGATCCTATTCCGGATTACCTACTAGATCTGTGTTATAAGTTAATAGATAAAAAGATACTAGATGCTTTACCGGAAGATGTAACTGTTAATACTTATTATCCCGGAAACAAGATGGTCCCACATATAGATAAAGCAGATGCCGGACCTGTAATAACTGTATTAAGTTTGCTATCAGATGCAAAACTTGTTTTAACTTACGGAACAAAGAGAGAGAATATAATCTTACCTTCAAGATCTGTTATACAACTTAAAGGAGTATACAGAACACATTGGAAACACAGCATAGAAAAGTTAGAACATAAAAGAATATCTATAGTGTTTAGACAACTAGGAAAAAAAATATAATATGGCATATATAGAACATAACTTCTTTCCACTTAAGGTATTTGTAAGAAATGAGTACATGTACCAACATAAGAAAGGTCAAGGAGAATTAACACCAGGAGTAATTATATCTGTAAGATGTATGCCGGGACAAGCAGCACTGTTTCAAGTACTGTTAGAGAATGGAGTACTTAGAGATAAGTTACCTAGTCATGCTCTACTGCATGAACCTAAAATGCCGGAACCAGATCTACCATTCCACTATTTACAGATATGGAATTGTTTCTCATATAACTTTACTCTATTACATCTGTCTTATCTATATGATACCAGAGTAGAAGTGTACATGAAGGATCACAAGTTTTACCCGGGAAGTTATTATGGTACAATAAACTGGGGATCCGGTGACCTTAATACCGACTTATCTTTAGCTGAAGATCCACTAGAGCATAAAAGCCATCACATCATTTTACTTGATAACGGCCAGATAGCTCTACAACCAAACAATAGAATCAAATGGTCTGAGCCTAGCTTTGTAACTAAACCATTCCCAGAGAAACCAGACTACATGGTCAACAAAGATTACTATAACTGTGAGGGATTTGAGAAGTGGCACACTGAAGATTCAGAAAGAATGTTCTATGACAATGAATAATTTAAGGGTATAGCCTGAAACAAGGTACCCCCAGCATCAGGGTATAACCTTACAAAACTCACATTATAGTGTGATATCATCAGGTTATGATGATGGATATATCCGTCATTAACCCCAAAATCACAAGTTAATGTGACTTATAAGTGACATTATAATATACTTTTGACCCTTATATGACCAGTTATGCATAATATAATATACTTTTTTGTCACAATTTTTTGTATATTTGTGACAGTCCAAACGAGGACAAGAGTTTATTTAGCGCGTTGAACCCTGGTAATAGCAGCCAGGGTTTTTTATTTCAAATTTTTTTTGTATATTATACTATAAAGAAATAAACATGGATATTCTAAATTTTATCTCTTGGATCAAGGGAGGGCGCGTTGTTAACACAGTAAATCCGAGTAAAACACTTTTACCAGTTGGTTTAAAAGATAACCGTAGAGATGATGCATACTTAGCAGGAGCTATTTCTGTAGAAGATCTTGCTGCTCAAATAGGTGGATTACAAACTGTAGCAGTAGATGGTGTTACTATTACTGGTAATGGTACCTCCGGTAATCCTTTAGTTGCAATAGGTGGCGGATTAGAAGGAACTCAATATGTATTTGTAGCAGCAGATGGAACTGATATAGAAAATGCAGCAGAGCTACAAGCAGCTTATGTTACTGCTCAGGGGATGTTTCCAAGTATAACAAATAGAATTACTGTAATTGCTGCACCCGGCAATTATAATTTTAGCACTGCTAATTTTGAAATGGATACTGATTATATTGACTTAGTTTCACTAGATGGAAATAAAAGCATAGTATTTAACGGGTCAAATACAATAGAGATAACTACAAATGATGTATTTGTAAGAGGTGTTGATGTTGGAACATTAAACTTTACTATAGCAGATTCATTAAATTTATTAAGAGTAGAAAACTGCTCAGGTGGAGACTATTCATTTGGTAGTGGTGGCACAGCAAGTGGCACATTTACTAACTGCACAGGTTTATATGGTTCATTTGGTGGTGACACTGGCACAGCAAATGGTGTGTTTACTAACTGCTCAGGTGGAAACTTTTCATTTGGTGGCAATGGCATAGCAAGTGGTGTGTTTACAGATTGCACAGGTCTAGATCGGGCATTTGGTAGCGGTGGCACAGCAGATGGTACATTCACAGATTGCACAGGTGCAGGTGGTTCATTTGGTGGTAATGCAGGCACAGCAAGTGGTGGATTCACTAACTGCTCAGGTGAAGATAATTCATTTGGTGGTGGCGGTGGTACAGCAAGTGGCACGTTTATCAATTGTATAGGTGTATTTGGTTCACTTGGTGGTAACGGTGGTGATGCAAGTGGTGTGTTTACTAACTGCACAGGTGCAGATAGAGCATTTGGTTGGAATGGCAATGCAGATGGCACATTCACTAACTGCACAGGTGGAGGTGGGGCATTTGGTGGTGGTGGCACACTTGATGGCTTTTTATATTATTGCAGACTAACATCAGGTACATTTGAAACTGTATCAGGTGCGGGAATTACAAGATTATGTATTGATGGTAATAATGTAGAAAATAATCAAGGTTAAGATATGAAAAATTATAAATCAATCACAGAAGGAACTTGGGTAGAGATACTTAAAGTAGAATTAACAGCAGAGCAAAAAGCTCTTATGGCGTCAACTAATGAAGAAGACAAAGAAGCTAAATTAACTTTGGCACAAAGTATTAAAGCTCAAAGAGAAGGTACGGTATCTGAAGATAAAGCAGCAGAATTACTTTCTTTCTACAATACAATTAAACCTGTGTTAAAAGAAACGGATGTTTATAAGTTAATTTCAGCGGACTTACTTGAAGCAACTCCATTTACGGGAATTTTAAATTGTAGAGTAAACGGAGAACATTTACAAATTAGATTTTAAATAAAATAAACAATGGCAAAGATTAAAGAAGGTATTACTAAGTTAACCTCAACAAAAGTTTCCCGTCCGGGAGTTCATGCTAAAGCAAAGACTAGCAAGTTGAAGAAAAGCAAGAACTACAAAAAAAGTTACCGTTCTCAGGGTAGATAAAATATTTTTTATATATTTGTTGTGTTCATAGTGAAAGTTTAAAAAGTTAAAAACTAAGAGAGTCCAGATTTTATAGTCTGGGCTTTTTTATTTAGAAATATTTTTTATATTTGTACAAACCAACAATCATGACCTTCTACAGAAAGAAACCAGTTGTAATTCAAGCCTTTCAGTGGACTGGTGAGAATAATGTAGAAGTCTTACAGTTTTGTGATAGTTGTTATATAACTTCAAGTGGCAAGACAAAAGATCTTATCATATCTACTCTAGAAGGAGATATGTCAGCTTCAATAGGAGACTACATTATCAAAGGAGTTAAAGGAGAGTTTTATGCTTGCCGAGAAGATATCTTTGATATGACATATGAGACTGTGATATGACAACACAACAGTTAGACATATGGCAAAAGTTAACAGCTGAGTCAGAAACTAACTTGGAAGCAAGAATTAAATTTGATACATATATGGAACAAGAACAACAAGTGGTAATTAAAGAAACAAGAATACCACATTTTGGAGAATTAATTGCAGGAATAGATCCTGAGAATCTACACAAAGATGAAGATGTACGTAGAGTAAAAGAACTAGCTGCAGAAATGGCTGAGATCTTAAAGCGTAGATATACAGAAGATACTAAGAATGCAGCAAAGAGTTTGTTATTTGATCATGCAGTAGGCGAGATAGTCAATGCACAAATGGCAGTAGTAAAAGTAATAACAATGTAATTTAAGCAAAATGAGCACACCCTTTAAAAGTTTAAGAGGAAGAACTATCCTATTGGATATTCCTAAAAGAAAAGAGTCATCAATCCAGTTAAGTGCAAAGGATGAGGAAATCATCATGGCAGATGCTGTAAAGATGTGGAACAAATTAAATGTATTTGCAGTAGGTGATAAGGTAGAAGAAGTAGCTGTTGGAGACAAAGTCTATATCAGAACAAGTGCACTTAACTTAGAAGTAGTTGAGCGTATTGATATTGATGGAGAAACTAAGCTAGTTCTTAATGAAGGTGATGTAGTTATAATCTGGTAAGTCATGGTTAACATCACAGATGAAGATTGGAAAAAAACTGTATATACTACAACTACTGTGCCCTATCCTGCTCATACTAAGCTAGTTAATCCTGAAATCAAAGGTAAACTTTGTGATGATTACAGAAATAGAGTAGTAGATTTATCCGAAGGACCAAGACCAGAATACTATGGTGGTAAGGATAATGCTTATGAAGTATTCAAAGTATTAGAAGCTTGGGAACTTGACAAAGATTTCTACTTAGGTAATGTAATCAAGTATATTGCAAGAGCTGGAAAGAAAAATAAATTTAAGGAAAAAGAAGATTTACAAAAAGCTTTAGTATATTTACAAAGAAGAATTGATTCACTATGATAATGATAAAGACCATACTACTAAGTTTAGTATTACTGTTTGTAGCATTTTTATGGAGAGCTTCTATTGATTTGACTAAGCCTTACTATAATCATACATATCATGTATGGGAAGAAGATAAGGGAGCAAGACAACTAAGCAATCTGGCTATAGCATTAATGCTAAGTATTATGTTCTTTATAGGATATACGGTTGCCTAATTCTATACCTCCATTATTCAACATGGCAACTCTAAGATCCCTAGTTTAACCCACTAGGGATTTTTTTATGTCAATTTTTTTTATTATATTATTGTATGGCAGAGTTTAGTATTCAGGGATCATTGGCAATTACCGGAACAGTATTAGCTACTGGTATAAAAAGTGCTGGCGGAGTACTTACTAAAGTAATAGATCTTAGATTTAATAATCCGGCAGCTTATACAGTTGAACTATACAAGTATGAAGCAGAAACAGCTATAACAACTTTAATATATAATTTAAGCTTAAGTGCTGGAGATACTTTAACGGATAATTTTAGTTATGCATTAAATCCTGGAGATACTATAACAGCATTCTCAAATATAGTAGGCACAACTTATTATGCTTACGGAATAAATTACTAATGCAAGTAGTAGACGCAAGTGGAAACATATTTGGTAATGGATTAGAAGTTACCGGACCAGATGGTAAACCTAAAACTACCAGTGGTGGAGGTGCACCTAGCGGACCCGCGGGTGGGGACTTATCCGGTACATATCCTAACCCATCAGTAGTATGGAATAATGGAACAAGTACTTATAACTCATTATACTATCCTTTATCTACTAATCCAGCAGGGTATCTTACAAGTGCGGCTCTGACACCTTATTTAACAATTACATTAGCTGCCAGTACTTATTATCCTATACCTACCGGTACAGTATCACAATATATAAGAGGTGATGGAACTTTAGCTACTTTCCCTGCTATACCTTCAGTAACTCCGGCTGCATTAACAAAAACGGATGATACTAATGTAACTCTTACTTTAGGTGGTTCACCATCTACTGCATTATTACAGGCTACATCATTAACACTAGGTTGGACTGGCACATTAGCAGATAGTAGAATTGCATCAGCAGCTACATGGAATGCAAAACAAAATGCTATTACATTAACTACTACAGGAACAAGTGGTCCAGCTACATTAGTAGGAGCAACATTGAATATTCCTCAATATGGAGGAGGCGGAGGTGGTACAATATACAAGCTTACAGCTCAGACATTGACTGCAGCAAGTTGGTCATTATCAGGTAGTTATTATATATACACATTCTCCAATGTGAATATTACAGTGAATACAAGAGTTGACTTTACTCCTGATAATTCAAGTTACAGTGAAGTAACTACTTGTGGTATGCTACCTGAGGTTGATGTAGCAGCAGGAAGTTGTACATTCTATTCTTTATTTCCACCACAAAGTAATATTTTAGGTGAAGTAACAATATTTCCAACTGTTTAATTATGGCATTTAATTTACCAGTACAGAATTTCTTTTCAAGAACAGTCCAACCTGACCCGTATGTAAGGCCGGCTGATTGGCCTGTAATTACAGATGCTGCAAATGAGGTTCAGTTCTTAATGTCTGATATAAATAATGCCTCATGTACAGTTAGAACTCAATTTTCAAGATCTTCAGGATCTCAAAATTTAGTTATTGATTGGGGAGACGGTACAACAAATACTGTAAGTGCAACAGCACAAACTGATACTACTCACGTATATACAGTAGGATCAGGTACGCCTTGCTCAAGAGGTTATACTACATTTAAAGTAAGAGTATACTTTACAGGCACAGGAGTAACTACATTAAGCTCATGTAGATTATTTTCAGTATTACTTCCTGGAAATGGGTCTAGTCCATATGTAAATGTGGGTTTACTTGAAATGTATTATGGTAATGGTACGCAGACACTTAATATGAATAATTTTTATCAGTCTTATAATACAGCAGGATTATCCAATTTTTCACTTCTTGAATATGCCAAATTACCAGCAACAATTTCATTTAGTCAATCAACAAGTTTATTTGATGGGTGTGCTTCTTTAGCAGTGGTTATAATGCCTACATCTGCAAGTTCATTATCAGCTGTTGGAAGTATGTTTCAAAACTGTAATAATTTAAGGTCGTTAACATTTCCTTCCAATGCAACTGGACTGACAACTTTTTCACAAATTTTTAGCGGTTGTAATAGTTTGAATTCAGTTATACTCCCTACATCATTAAATAGTTGTAGCACATTTACATTTGCTTTTAACAATTGTTTTAGTTTAAAAAACTTAACAATACCTTCAATTAACACTTGTACAAACTTAACTACTGTGTTTAATAACTGTTACTCTTTGGAATGGGTTAAATTAACAAGTTTGCCAACATTTGGATCATCAACCGCAGTAACATGTTCAACTATGTTTGGGTCTTGTTTTAATCTTCAAAATGTATATTTTCCTGCAACTTGTTCTGCTAATGCAAATTATGAACTAATAAATTCATTTCAAAACTGTTACAACTTAAAGAGTATTGTATTTCCATCAGGATTTAATCCAAATAACCTATCATCAACATTTTCAGCTTGCATTAATTTAAAGAGAATAGTATTTCAATCAGCAGCATCTAACTTAACTTTACTGACAAGTACTTTTCAGCAATGTTATAATTTAACAAATGTAACACTTCCAAGTAGCGTTAGCTCATCAGGAGTTACTTTGGCAAATACCTTTAGTCAGTGTTTTGCTTTAAAAACCTTAACTATTCCAAATACTTATTTGGTTACTTCTTTACAAGGCACCTTTAGTCAGTGTTTTTCTTTACAGACTTTAACATGGATACCGGGAATACAAAATTCTTTAGTTTCTATGAATGGTTTCTTAAATGGATGTTTTCTATTAAAATCATTTACAATGCCTACAAGTATGAATTCATTGACTGATTTGAGCTTTTAATACATGCAGAAATATAACAACATTAACTTTCCCTGCATCATTAAATGCCGTTACTACAATGAATAGTACTTTTTCAAATATGACCCTTTTAACATCTATTACATTACCAACAAGTATGTCATTGTGTACTTTCTTTGGTTCTACATTTAGTAACTGTGCATCTATTAGGAATATAACAATGCCTGCTACAGTATCTGCATCTACAACAACATTTAATGCTTGTTTTAGTTCTTGTGTAGCATTATCAACTATTACTTTACCTAGTGTAAATCAATTGTCACTTGTTTCAACTATTGCAAGTATGTTTCAGTTTTGTTCAAACTTAACTTTAATAAATAATTTTAATAAGATTGGTTCATTAACTGCTACACCATTAATAAATGCCAGCACTAATACATTCATGACAATACCTTCAATTTCATTTGTAGGTCCATTGAGTAACTTACTTATAAATGGTAGCACTTTAACATCAATTGTAAATATACAATCTGTAAGATTACTTAATGCATCAACAGGACAATGGACAGGAGGATCTCCACAGATAAACGTATCTTTTACAAATATGTCTACAGCACAACTTGTTCAGTTATTTAATGATATGGCAGCACAGGGAACAGTTGTGTCAAAGACAATAAACATTACAGGAGCCGTTGGTGCAGCAGGATTAACACCGGCAAATAGAGCTATAATAACTTCATTAGGTTGGACAATAACAGGATAACATGGAAGACGGATTTTACAAATTTGAAGATGATAACTGGCAGTATGCACCTAACTTTGTATACGGTCCAGGTTATGAATTACTTAGAGAAAACAAAGATACATACCAGTATCCAGTAGAAGGATGGACATGGTATGATGAATCTCCTATAACATTAGAAGAATAGTTTTGTTTTTATAAATATTTTTTGTATATTATAATGTATACATAAAATATTTATAGCCGTGGACATATTAAATTTTATTTCTTGGATTAAAGCAGGTAGCTATAGAGCTACCCTTCCAACAGACACAGTTAGTTTACTTGCAGTAGGTGCAAAAGATCCTTCACGCGATGATGGGTATCTTTCACTAGCAGTTAATGCTGCTCCTTTGCAGTCATTATATGATACAGCTAATGTAACTCAAGATACAAGTATTACTACTGCAGTTACCGTAAATGCATTAAACGGTGTTATTACTACAGTATCATCTACTCTTGGAGCTAATACTAAAACATTTTTTACTGTAAATAATGCACTTGTTGGTACTGGATCAAGAATTCTTGTATCAGTTCAATATGATGAAGCAGCTGCTGGTGTTCCCGTTGTAGGAGTATCTGATATTGCAGCAGGATCATTTAAAGTAGTTCTTACTAATGTATCACCAGTACCTGCATTAAACAATGTTGTTAAAATTCACTACTTAATTATAGCATAAAAAAAAGTACATTATGGACATTTTAAATTTTATTAGTTGGATTAAAGGTAGAAGACAAGTTACTTCTGTTAATCCTAGCAAAACACTTTTACCCGTAGGTCTTAAGGATGACCGTAGAGATGATCAATATCTTGCAGGAGCAATCTCTGTACAAGATTTTACTACTCAAGTTGCAACTGCAATTCCAGCAGGTCAACAAGGACCTATTGGACCTCAAGGAGTAGCAGGACCAGTAGGACCAGCAGGTTTAAACTGGCAAGGTGCTTGGGTATCTGGTGCATCTTATGTTATTGATGATGCAGTAGGATATGATGGTGCTTCTTGGTTTTGTATTGCACCTACATCAGGTACAGTTGCTCCTGACTTAGCTACAACAGCATGGGCTTTACTTGCAGCAGAAGGTGCTCAAGGACAACAAGGACCACAAGGTATTGCAGGTCCGGCTGGACCATCTGGATCAGGTACACCTGGTACAATTTATGGACAAACAACTTTCTGGAATAACTTTACTGCGCAATGGCAACCAAATTTTGGTATATCAACTAATCCGGGTACAGGAGCACAAGGAACAGCAAGAGTTGCTGTTGGAGCTCCAGTAATTAATACATCAGGATATGCTTTCCGAATGTATACCAATAATGCAGGTACTAGAATTGATCAAGTAACTAGTGGATCTGGAATTTTAAACTGGATGCAAACCAGTGGAACGTCATTTCAATATGGTTTAAATGGTGTTTCAGGTGATCCTTTAGTAAACAACTCATTTTACTTTACACAGAATGGAAATTTTGCAATAAAGTTTGCTACAAATTATAGTGGTGGTGGTGGTGATAGACTTATTATTCAAAATAATGGTCAAGTAACTATTGGAGCTTCTCAAGCTACTAATCCAGTTGCAAACTTAGTTGTTAAACAAAAAGATATTGAAATTGAAGATTTAGGGCGCGGTCTTATACTTGCATCACCTGGAGGAACTAGATACAGATTATCAGTATCTGATGTTGGTGCTCTTGTAATCACAGCAGCTTAATAAAATTACCATACAAGAGTTATATATTCTTGTAAGTTTACAAATAACTTAAGTGTACTTAGAACAAAAAATTCATTAAATGTTCTAGTACAAACACATAAGAATTAGAAAGAGCCCTAAATAACTTAGGGCTTCTTTGTTTATGATAATAATTTTTAGTATATTATACTATATAAGTTTGCTATGTCAACTGAAATAGAATTTAATCCATATTATAGTAATCCACTAAGTTATACCCGTGGGTTGTATACTCAAACTGTTAATAGCACACCTATAACTAATACTACATCAGAAACAGATATAATTAGTACTGGTGTAGGCTCATTAACTGTTCCGGCTAATGCATTCCAAATAGGAGATTCATTTTATGCTAAATTAATTGGTCACCTATCTTGTAATAGTTCAGCAACAATTAGATTTAGAATAAAAGCTGGAACAATTATATTAGCTGATACAGGTATTATTGCATTAGATGCAGCAACAAATAAACATTGGGCAATGGATATATCTTTTACAGTGAGAACATTAGGAGCAGCTGGAGTAGCATCGATTGCTTCCGGAGGTATGTTCTCTTATATAAAAAATGCTGGAACCAATTTTGAAGGAACTGACTTTAGTATTGTAAATAACACAACATTTAATACTACAACAGATAATACATTGAAGATAACTGCAGAATGGGGTGCAGCTAGTACTGCTAATTCTATATATTCAGAAATTTTTACACTAACAAAAACATATTAGTCATGTCAATAGGAAATACTAAAGATTACGGAAACAAAGGAAATAACTTTCCGTTTCAATTAAAAGTACTCAAGGGCCTACAAGGTGTTATTGATGCTTTAACAACAGGGACTTGTTGTCCACCACAACAAAGATATCCAAATATTGAAACTTTTACAACAGCTGGTGTAGTACCAAGCCCTACATATAGTTTTTCTATAGCAAATGTAGGAACAGCAGCAGGAATAGTTGATGGGTATTCTTTACCAGCAGGAGTAACAATTAATTATGATCCAGGATTAAATAATACTATACAAGGTTTATCCTTTGATGCAACAGGAACAATATTCATTATTACTTATATTTCTTAGACATGAGTACTATCATTAATTTACAAGGTCAAGAAAAACTAGTTAGTGGTATTAACATCAAAACAATTAACGGAAGTTCTGTTTTAGGTAGTGGTAACTTGACGATTAGTGGTGGTGCAAGTGGTATTCATGGGTTTGTAAAACC